ACAAGGCGATAACGTCAATATCGAAGACATGAGCGACCAATATTTACAGAATTGCATTAAGTTTGCATTGCGTAACCCAACCGTGCTAATGGGCGGGAACAGCATTGTTGAATTGGCAGAGGAGTTTCAGCAGCGCGCAGATTGTAATAATCAGTGGCTAGCTGAACAAGCGATTGAAGCCGATATAGAAAGTCATGAATTTTAAGGAGGAATAACCATGTTTTATGCACTGGGGAACAAAAGTGGCAAGTTATACACAAGCGGCGCGATTAAGCGTCAAGTTATCAAGCTTGGAACGGAAGCGGCTAATAAGCAAGGCGAGGGCGTCAACGTGTATAGCAGCCGTGAAATTAAATATATGCTAAAAATATTAGGTGATTGGGGTGCTAACGTTGAGCAAACAAATCAATAAGCTATTAGAGTTGTGGGGCGATCACGACGTCACAGGATACCACCACGATTGTGACACTTGTCCGCGTTGCCAAGAAATCATTGAGCTGGGGCACAAGATTTATAGTGGCGGTACAAGCTATAAACAAGAGCGGTTAGACGAGTACCGCACCAATCGTTATGGCGAGGGCTGGGAACGTCGCGTTATCGCACTACATGACGGGGGATACAGCGTCGAGGAGATTAAAGCATACACCGGAATAACGACACTGATTATTAGGCAGACGTTGCCACGGTTCAATCGCAAATCGGTTAGACCGATTAAAAAGTACATTGCTGATAATGGCACGACTCAAATTATTGGTGGGGCGTTGAAGTTATCAAATGCCACAGGGCTGACGATTGACACGGTTAAAGAGAAAGCTAAAGAAGCTGGCGGCAGCTATAACGGCTGGAGATTCGGCATATTGAGGGAGCGGGGTTACTAGTGGGATACAAAGAATATGAATACAAATTTGAGCTAGACGGCAAACCGGTAGCGCAAGGTAGACCGCGCTTTTCTAGCCGAGGTGGACACGTTCGGGCGTACGATCCTGAAAAGTCGCGCGATTATAAAACGTTAGTTAGAGAAGCAGCCGAGGCAGTGGCGCCGGACGAACCGACAACGGGAGCTTTTAGGGTTGATATATACGTATATAGACCGATACCAAAGAGTTTTAGCAAGGCTAAACGTCTGCAAGCAATCGACGGAGAAATATATCCGACGACGCGCCCGGATACCGACAACTACGTTAAAGGGGTATTAGACGCGATTAACGGGCTGTTTTGGAAAGACGATAGTCAAATAGTGTTTATATCAGCGAATAAGCTATATAGTGAAACGCCGAAAATATTAGTAATCATATACGGGAGGGACTAACATGCAATTGAAAGAGTGGTACACAGGCGACCGATCGCGAAAAGACGACCGCAACCATAATAAAATCGTAACTAATAAAACTGACATTTACGGGGTTAAGCATGATCGCGTACGGATTATCAGCGTACTTAATAATACGTTTACCGGTGAGGACATGGAGACGCACTTTAACCGCGTCTACCCGATTAAGGAACTAGGTAACTACGAGGTTAAGGAAGTGCCGGCTGCTATGCGTAACGTTCGTGGGAGGAACGCACACGCCTTTGACTGGAAATCAACCGCGGCTATGAAGTTGACCGACAAAGAAATCAACGATCGCAAAATAGAAGTAGGTTACAAAGGTCGGCTTGATTAATATTCAAAAGATTCAGAATGTTGGCAAAATATGGTTGACGTTGAATTTAATCGGCGTATAATATGGAGTGTAGAAAGGAATGGCAAAACATGGAAAAAGAAATCTATTCACTAACCGACTTGGTCGGCGGTATTAAACTATGGTCGTTAAATCGAGGTTTGGAAAAGGCAGACAGCAGTAAGCAATTGATTAAATTACAAGAAGAAGTAGGGGAACTGGCGCAAGCACACTTAAAGGGTTATCGCGACAAACAACGCGACAGCATTGGCGATATTATGGTCGTTTTAACGATTTATTGCCAGCAAGAGAATATTGACCTACGCCGCTGCTTACAAGACGCCTACGACGTTATTAAGGATCGTAAAGGCAGAATGGTAGACGGTGTTTTCATCAAGGAGGGCGACTAAATGTATAAATATAAAATTAAAATGGCAGACGTACACGGACTAGTGCGGTCGGTTGAGTATGTGAGCGAACAGCGAAATAGCAAGGAAACTATCATGGACAAGCTTATCGACGCTGACTGGGTTAGCGGTTTGGACTTTAGCAACGCAGTTAACATGGCCAATATCGTCGAGATTGTGTCTATTACGGAGGTAGACGAATGAAACAAGATAAGTGGATAGTAACTGGATTAGACAGTGACGGCGACGAATGCTGTTTAATCAACTGTTTAATGCTAGATAATGGGTACGCCGATCCAGAAATATCGGAGTTCGTTTTATTTGAAAATATGACCCTTGTTGACGAAGATAATTACTTTAGCGACTACGAAACAGCGTTGTTATATGCTAAGGCAGTCGGACATGGGTTTATGGTAGAAAAGGGTTAGATGATGAAAACGATTAGCAAGGCATGTAAATGGTGTGCATATTTAGTAGCAACGTTACAGCTGGTTGAATTGGGCTTAGCAATCTATAATAAGTCGTCTTATAGTGGGTTATCGTTATACTCGCTAATGGTTATACAGGCGCTTTCATGGGTTGTCATAGGCTACATGGGGGGTTATGATAAATGACGTTCGCTAAGCTGTTTAAGCACAACACAGATACCGTTAACGACTTTTTAGGGACTTATTACCCACTTGATACTCAAATAAACCGGTATGCTGAAAATAACAATGTACAACCAATTAGCGTTTCAGTTAGAACAATTTATAAGGGTATGAGCGAAGCACTAGTGATATTTGCTGAAACGGAGGATAGATAATGTTAAATAGAGTAGTATTAACCGGGCGATTAACCAAAGACGCCGATTTACGTTATACCAGCAGCGGGGTAGCCAACGGCAGTTTTATCCTAGCTGTTAACCGATCATTCACTAACACTAACGGTGACCGTGAAGCAGACTTTATCAATTGCGTTATTTGGCGTAAGAGCGCGGAAAACTTCGCTAACTTCACTCACAAGGGTTCATTAGTGGGCATTGACGGCAGACTACAAACGCGGAACTACGAGAACAAGCAAGGGCAACGGGTATACGTTACCGAAGTGGTTGTGGATAACTTTAGTCTATTGGAACCGCGGAGTAGCAACGACGGTCAAAGTACGGGTGCAACAGACCAGTTTAAGGACACGGGCAGTCCTATTGAAGTCCAACCGGACGATTTACCATTTTAGGAGGAATAGACATGGGAAAAATTGTATTAACAGACGCAGAAATGGTAGTGTTGAAAAAATGCGAGAGAGCGGCTTTAGCGTTATCGTCGCTAGGCAACATGGATATAAAACAAGCCGAGATAGCGGTTCTTAGTCGCGATTTTAGTTATCTTGTAACCGAGCACTTTACCAGATTGGCGGACGCTATCCTACATGGTTACAAGGAACGTCGGTTTAGACTACGGTTGTGGGGTGTTGTATATCGTCGCTGTTACGTTAACATTACGCCACACAATGAAATTGTTATAGAATCAGCTGATTGTGCGCGGACGTTTACGCAGACTGATTTAGATAATATCCCCGACTTAGAACACCTAGCAGACGGTTGCGTTAAGGAATATACCAATGGTTATGAGTAAGATAACTGATTGGTTTAGACGTTGGCAGCATACTTTTATCATGGTTGCTATTCTTGGAAGTTCGGCTATTGTCTCGATCGGCGGTATAAGTCTAATAGCGTACGCAATACGTAAATTACTTAACGCGCATTTTTGACAAATTGCCAAGGAAACGTGGTATAATTAACTTGTGGCATGGGTGCTACTTGGTTGTGTAAACGACTTTCCTCCTTTATGATTGGTTCCCCGTTGGTTGTCAAAGGCTAGCGGGGTTTAGCTATTAACGGGTATAGCGCAACTGGAACGCGACAATCGACTCTTATCCCGCTTTAATGGCGAACCGCCGCATAGTCGGTTAGAACTATGACAAAAACAAAAAATCACTCACGTATCGCTGTTAAAGGTGTGCGTGAAATAGCTAGGTATAGCGTGTGTCACGAGCGCAAGCAAAGCCGAGTTGGTCGTAAGTGGTTAATGAAACCCAACCATTAGGTATAGCACACGAGTTACTAGCGAACCATGTGTATATCATTTTTTAATTCCTTTCAATGTTTGTCCGGTACCGTAGGATAATAGCCTAAGGCGGGTGCAAGTCCCACTAACGGTATAAACGGGGACGCCCAACCCGTTGTATAGTCTTAGCCAATTGTGGCTAGGGCTTTTTTATTTATTAGAAAGTAGGTGGTGGCATGGCTAAGAGCAAGCTAACAGTGCGACAAAAGAAGTTTGCTGACGCTTATATTAAGACGGGCAACGCGACACAATCGGCTATTACTGCTGGTTACAGTAAAAAAACAGCGGGTCGAATAGCGTCCGAAAACTTGAAAAAGGGTTACCTTATGGACTATATACAGAGCAAGACTGATAAAATCGAGGTTGAAGACAAGGTGGACTTAGAGCGAGCTATCCAAATGTTAAGTGATATAGCTAACGGCAAACCTGTTAAAAGTCTAAGTAAGATGACTAATAACAAAAATGGCAAAGTAACTAAAGACGTCACGTATGAATTTAGTCCCGACTTCGATCAACGGTTAAAGGCGTTAGAACACCTAGTTAAGATTAACGGTGGGTTCATTGAGAAACGCGAGATTACCGCAGACATATCAGCCGTTAAGATTGTTGACGATGTACCTAAAGGGTCCGGATAATGGTGCAACTAACCAACTTGATTGCGCCTAGCTTTTATGAAGTCCACCACGCACTAAAAGACAACACCTATACACACTATTGGCTAGAGGGTGGGCGTGGGTCCACTAAGTCTTCGTTTATCAGCTTGGAGATTATCCTAGGCATGATGAAAGACCCGAACGCTAATGCGGTTGTATTAAGACGTGTTGCTGATACACTGCAAGGTAGTGTGTACGACCAACTGCTATGGGCGATTGACCAACTGGGGCTA